GTCATTTCGAGACTGGCGTAAGAGGAACGGATCCCTTTTTGTGCTGCTTGGATTGCAAGGTGTATCGCAAGTGCGGATTTTCCGATACCTGGCCTTGCCGCGATTACGTACAAGCTTCCGTTCTTCAAACCTCCTTGAAGGTGGGCATCCAGTTTCGAGAAACCCGTGGGGATTGCGGAGACTCCGCCTGCATCGATGTTGTAAAAGTCCGCTTGTGCTTGGGTGGCCGCATCTTTGAGAGAAACCTGTCCTTTGCGTTTACTCAGTGCCTTGGCTACGGAATGCGTAAAGGAGGAAGCAACCTCTTCTGCTGTACCTCCGTCTTTGATTGTATCCTGTGCCTTGAGTATCGCCAACTCAATTGCACGATGGTTGCGATGTTCGATTAGGTAATCAACGTAACGCTCGATTTGTCCACCTCCGTATTGCTCGGAAATAAAAGTAATGCTATCCGCCAGTGATGGTTCCGCAATGAGGATGTCTATCTCGTTGCACTTTGGGGCGAGCTTACCAATTGCTTCGAATATGCGTTGCCTTTCGGGGGATGAGAAATCTTGGGGAGTGAGATGCTCAAGAGCGGTAGCCGATCCTCGGCCTGACTCATCACGCATGGATGCGGCAAGGACCGCAATTTCCGCCAGGTCGTAATCCATCTTAGAATTCGTTCTCCTGTTTGGTCTGCAAAATCTGCGGATAGTTTTGCGGGAGGTAACCGTTGACCGCTAATGCAAATGCCTTGTCCCAATTTACGTAACGATAATCTTTTGCTTCGGCTTGGGCTTTGAAAAACCTAACTGCTTTTTCGTGGTCCACTCCTGCCTCTTCGCAAATCGCTTTTGGTGGATCGAAATCTTCGGGGAGTGGGGTCTTGTTTTTCTTCCGAGGTGTGGGTTTTTGCTTTGCCGCAATTTGCGGCGAATCGGTACTTTCTTGGCTATGTATATTATATTCATTCTGTAAAGAATGACGCGACGCGCGCGAGGGATGCCGCAAATATGCCGTAATTAGCGGCGATATTGCGGCACTTGGTGTCATACCGTGGAGTTCACAATACTCATCCAAAATGGCGAGTGGGACGGGTGCAAAACGGATTCTTTTTTCGTTACTTTTACACATGATTTAGATCCCCAATATGGTTGCGACAAATCCCCATGCCATCCATAGAAATACAATAATGGACAATAGAAACAAGCAGTGAAATATAGCTTTTTGTAGTATGTTTTTCATCGTTTTTTTAATTCTTTCTTTAAGTAATCTGTTCGTCTTCTAAGCTTCCGAAGGGCGGTATCCTGGATCTGCCGGACCCGTTCTTTGGAGCATCCAATGCACTCGGCAATGTCATCCAAGGTGTAGGTGTAACCAGGTAATGCAAAGGCCATCATGGCCCGTAAGTTCTCGTCCATCTCTCGGCTCTTCTTGAGCCTCACCAAACCCTTGAGTGGGTCTTGATGCCCTAACACCCAATTCCGTGCCGTGGCAGCCTCCACTCCGTACTTATCCGCCAGTCGGAGGGAGGCTTGCCTTACAGACTCGTCAGTTTGTTGTTTGAATTCGGAAAGGTCAGGCTCATGCATTGTTCAAGTGATAATGTCCGATCAAGACTGCATCTGCTGTGGCCAGTGTTACAGTCTTGCCGAGCTTTGGATAAAGCCTGAGTGCATGGTCTTTGAGGATGCGCTTCTTCTTGGCACCACCCTGCCCTGCCACGTTGGCCAAGCCTTTCTGCCATGCTTGGGGTCTTACCATGTGACAGGGCAATTGTAGTCCACGGGCTACACCTTCATAGAAACCACATGATTTGCCAAGCTTGAACCCAGTGGACGATGGTATGTTCTTTCCCGCAAACGGTGGTACGTCTTCCAAGACTATCTCCAATGAGTAGTCAGGATTCTCCTGCAAGTCCAAGATGTCTGCAACAAAGTCTGAGAAGGTTGTAAACTTCCATGCCCACACTGCTTTGCCATCCACGAATTGACAGAAGCCACCACTCGCACCGGGATCAATTGCTACGATGCACTCACTCATCTTGGCAATCCTCCGTGAACGTTATGTTTACGTCGGGATCGCTGTGATGATTCAAGTCCTCACCCTCCACTACCGCCAGGAGTTGCTCGATCAATGCTCCTTGGACAACGATGGCCGCCTGCCAGTCGCGATTGTCCGCATGGTCCTTTGCAAATCCAATACCCTGCTTAATCCGCCTTATCTGTTCTAGTCGATCAGCCATTTTTCCTCCGTTGTTTGATGGTTGTCCTTCATGAATTTATTCAACTCCGCCACACTCCAAGCTTGATCAATTCCGCCTTGTCCTCGGCCACCCTTGATTTTGTAACAAGTCAATGCAACGTCCTCCGATTGGTGCAGTTGCATGAGCGAGTTGATTGAGCGATACCCGGTAAGGGCCAACGCTTTCTTCGTGGTCATCAGTTTTATTACTTTTCCACTCATGCCACTTTCCTCGGTGTGTTTATTGCCTTCGAGAATTCAGCAAGGGAGATGGTACGCTTCTTGCCGTAGTATTCACTCTTCAGCTTGTGTTCCGCAATGAGTCCGTAGACGCGACTCCTCGGCACCTTGAACTTAGCCGCAAGGTCCGTAATCGAGTATCGATTCTTCGCAACCTCGAAGCGTTCGGTAGTGCCAATGGTTTGGATGTGGTCACCATAACCTGGCCATACACCTGACTTCATGCACTCCTTCCACATCCGGCAAGCCTCACCCATACGTGGCTTCTGCTTCTCCAGTTGGGATGCATCTATCGTATAGGCACTCGTAAGAAAGGGTGGTGACTTTTCAACGACCAAGAAGATGAATTGCTTGGGGTCGTACCCCATAGCTCGCAACCCCTCCATGTACCAACAAGCTTGGAAATCATACCCGTATTTACGAACCGATTGTGTGAAACCTCGCGGATCTCCCTCTTGCGTAGTTTTAAGGTCAAGCACCACACCCGCGCCTTCGTTGAACAAGTCAGGACGGACCTTGCAATCCGCACCCTGGTACCCAAACAATCCGGTTCCCTCGATAATCGTGTCACTCTTACCCAAGAACGTCTTCAAAAGCGGATGTTCCCGTGCGGAATCTGCCATGCCCATGCACAATTCGTAATCGCTTTGATTAAGCCAACGCTTATCGGGAGCATGGTCTTGCATCTCAGCAAAGGCCGCCTTGTATGCATTGGTTCTAGAACTGTTACCGTCAATCGTTTCGGGCTTTACCGCATACTCCTCATCAAGCTTGAACGGTTCGAGCGTTGCCGTGTGAGTGCATCCACCAATCACGAAATGCTTCGCATCGTCAGGCGTGGGATTCTTCATGCTGTGCCACACCTTGGCCGGGCATGACGTGATCAAAGACCACGCCACGCTCCGACTCAACTCACCCTGCGAATGATATGCAGAGTTGCTAATGTCAGTCCGTAACATCAGAAAGGTGCGGGTTCGTCACCACCACTTGGTTCTGCGCTTGGTGCTTCTTCTGCGAACGGATCGTCTCCGGTGAATAACGCATTGAGGTTTACCTTCATGGCCTTAACCGCAGCGTTGATCTCGTCCGAGCGTTTCTTGTGAGGCTTCGGGGTCATGACATAAGAAGTCTCAAGCCCTTCACCACTACGGATGATCGAGATGTCGTACTTGCGCAGGTCACCCCAGTCCTCGTCAGCATCGAGCTTGATCAACTCATCCTTCAACCCGGCTTGGGTCAACTCAAGGATCTGTATGCGTTCCTCCGCATAGTTCCATACGATCATCGCAAAGAACTCCTTGGGCTTGTCCTCGAATGTCTGCGGAACAGACTCTCCGGTTGTATAGCGCACTGGCCGACGTTGTCCCTCTTCGTTAGTTGTCCAACCAACCATACCTACAATGAAGCCAGGTGGCGTGTCCTCGATGTCTCCAACGATTCTGAACTTGTTTTCGCCTTGGAGCAGTTTAGCGTAGTTGCCTCCGCCTCCGCCACCACTTGGCGCTCTTTTGATTTTACTTAGATTTCCCATAGTTAATGTACTTTAATGTATTTTATTGTTGTATTAGTTATTTTGGTGTGAAATAGAAGGGTCATGCCAAGAGATACAAGTAAATCAAAACCCTTATCGCTCCGACTATCGCCCGACGTGCGGGAGCGTGTTAAAAAACTCGGAGATGATACCGGGCTTATCCAAGCTCAACTCTACGATCTGATTCTGCGTGCAGGTTGCAAAGCGATCCAAGACGAGAATGACGAGATCTCACTTCCTCTGAAGTTTCGGGTAGTAAAGAGTTAAGCTCATCAATCAAATCGCTAATCGCGATTTCAGTCGGCGCTTCGGATAATAGAAGCACTGAATCACTTCCGTTGTGTTCAATTTTAAGCCCATTCATATCAATTGTTGTCTTCATATTGTAGTATTGTGGAGGTATTTGTAGTAGGTACAGTTGTATCTTCGATTAGTGGGCAATGTTTGGGGTAGGTTTTGTGCTAGAAGCTTCGAGACACACTCGGTAAACCAGAGTATATCTTAGAGGTCATCTCAATAGATGAATGTCCTAACGCTTTGGAGGAAATAAATATGTCGTTGTTCTTCATGATGCGGTGACCGCAATACTTGCGAAGCCTATGGACAGGACGGTGGTCGTTTACCCCGCACTGCAATTTCAAGAACTTCGGAAAGTCGCGAGTGATACGGTCCTCCTGCACCGGAACAATTAAAGCATCGTCCGTTGTTTTATGACTCAGGATCTCATCCCACCAAGCAGGATCGCATGGCCTGTCCTGGTAACCTCGGCCATTTACTTCCGAGTCGTTGACACCCTTGGGGTTCCATATCCGAATCAATTTGTTTCCGTCCGATTCCCAAAGATCTTCGTACTTTGCCCTCTGAATCTCCGAGCTACGCAATCCAAGGCCGTACGCTAGTGCGTACGCTAAGTATAATTCGGGGTCCAATACCTTGAGGAACCCGCACTTCTCTTCAATCTTCTGCCGTTCCCGCTCGTCAGGCATAAAGGGTTTCACTCGGATGGAGTCCAACTGCAATGCGATCCAGTTCGCAAAGAACGAGGTGTCTATTCCGCAACGTTCCTTATAGTAGCGAATCCATCCCTTCGAGAAGATTGATCGTGCCATGCGAACGTCGGCAGGTTTTCGCTCAAACTGTGCGTAGTGTTCGCAGATCGGTTGACCGTCTACCTTCTTAGCGAAGTATCGAATGTCATGCTTTTCTGGATCGATGCCGTATTTGGCCAAGATCCGTAACATGCACACAACATTTTTGCGCTTGGTGTTATCGTTCGCTTGCTTGCCAGTCGCAAGACGGTTGAACTCGTAGGTCCGAAGTAATACAGAAATCAACGGAGTCTTTTTCTCGATCCGTTGATTGATTATTTCGAGTAGGACTGGTTGAACTTTTTCGATAGCCTCGTCGGGGCAAGAGGTGTCAAGGCTTTTACGAATCCGCTCCTTATCAAGTTTGAATTCCATGACTTGGGTGACTCCTTTTTTGCTATGCCGTTCCTTTAATTCGACACGTATGGGGTTAGTATTGTTTGGGTTAACCTTACCATCGATTAGTTCAGAACGAAGTATAATATCGTTCTTTTTTTGTAGTGCCTTATTTCTGCTCATAGTTATGAAGATTAGCGCACGACTCTTGTAGTGAGATAAGTCACATGATTAAGAGTCTTCTGCTCTACCAACTGAGCTACGCCGGCCCATGAGATGTGTGCCAAGCAAATTCATAGACATTTCCTTAAAGAATTCAAGGTTTTTATGTTTAGCGTTGCTCATTCGTGACGCAACAAGATAGGACAATTCTGTTATCGTCAAGGGTTTTCTTCAAAAAAGTTTCAGTCACAAAAAAAAGCGGAGGTTTTACCCTCCGCTAAATGCGGTCCCCCGCTTCACACACAAGACAATGAATCTTGTGCTAATGAAGATAGTTTAGGGGATTAGCGATGTCAAGAGTTAGTCCTCAAATCCGTAGTCAACATTGAAGGACTCAAGTTTATAGGGATTCTTTAAACTGCGCTTGTTCTTGTTGTATTCTTGAATGCGCTTCTTTCTTTTGTACTGATCGGCAGGCCCGAAATGTTCGTTATAAACCTTGCCTACAATCGGAATCTGCTTGGTCCCCACCCTCTTGAATTGATCCAAGTCTCCTTTCATAGGTGCTTCGATAAGTAGCTCGCTGAATTCAGATAGCTTTGGTGGTGCAACCATATCAACAATAGCACGGTACGGATCGTCAGCAAGCTTCCGTGAGAAGTAACG